GGGCATCTAAATTAGTTATTCGAACATAACGAACATCTGCATCAATAAATGTACCTGGAGCCACTGCTGCTGCAAACGATACTAAAGTAACCTCTGAAGTCAAACAAGTCATTATTCTTTTTGAAACTTCTGCTACTGAAGGAATAGATAATGTATTTGTCCCACCTTGATTCTTTCCATTTAATGTAATAGACTCAGATATTGTAACTGTCATTGTTGAGGCTGTCACTGTACTTGCCATTTTTTACTCCTATGTTAATGAATCAGATGAATCATCTGAATCGTCTTTTAATAATTTATGTGGGTCAGCCAACTTAGGTATCATCACATATCTATCATCTGTATCTAAAATTTCTACTCTTGTGATATCAATAACATTGTCATCTAAAGGATACCACCTTTGTTTTGAATTTAAATTTTGTTTTTTCTGTGCAGTATGATGCTGTATTTTTCCTGACATATCCATCAATCCATCATTAATCAACTGCATCATATATCTTTCTGGTTGTCTACCCATAAGATATTCTACTTGCTGTATTAAATCTTTTACTTTCATTCTTCACCGCCTTGCTGAATATTCTCTAAACCTTCTAGTGGATTACGACGTTTTTGGCCTGTTCCCTTTGGTGCTTGAGCCCCTACCCCTAAAAGATTTAAAGCTTGCGCATAATCCTGCTTTAAGGTCGTTATAATAGGCACATAAAGCTCATCATCTTCTTCAATTGCAAGCAATGACTGTGCAGCTTTAATAGATGCATATAATACTACAATATATTCTAAATCATTAGGAAATCCATTTATTTCTTCATCGCTATGAGATACTGCAGTTAAAGGAACAAAAACAACTTCTGCTGTTTGAGAATTAGTTGGAGTAGGAAGTACATTAAGAACTCCTCCGCTTATATAGTAAGCAGGGTCTGTTGCAGAAATAAACATTAAATCTTCTGGGTCAGAAGCCCTAGAAACTAAAGATATTGGAATTTGACGACACAATTGCTTAATACCATTTACATTTTGTCTTGATACGCTCATAATGTTTCCTCTAGCATTGTTTCCACTATCATTAAGAGAAAATGTAGAAGTGCTACCATCTAATGCTTGAACAGTCAATATATCATTTAGCCTATCAGAAGGAAGTACGTTTACTAGTTGTCTAATACCATCTCTTAAAAATTGAGTTATTGCTGCTGTATCAGTAAATGCGCCAACTAAATCATTTATTTGTGCGTTAAACGTCGCCATTAACCTCTATTCCTATCTGCTATATCTTGGTCCATAGTAGTTTGACTAAATTCTACTTTAGTCTGTCCACTCCATGTTGTACGCATATTAATATGATTACCTATAGGACCATCTGCAAAACTTGTTTGATTAGGGAAAAACTCTACAAGTTCTCCTTTATCATTTCTTTTCCAATATCTACTTGCCATATTTTTTTCCTATTTTTCCACCATGACCATACATTCCAATTTTATTATAACCTGTTTTCCCACCACCTGCGTACTCAGTCATGCTTCTTTCCATGGCATTCTTCATAGGCATTCCAGTCATTTCTGATTCTTTTTTAGCAGCTGCCATACCAGCAGCATCGTAACTAAATTCTTTATTTCCTACTTTAGGCATTTTTCTTACTCCTTTTTCGTGCATCTGTTGTTGGTATTTTACCATATTCATTCATGTAATCTAATATATCGTAGCCAATTTTTTTAGCAGAACTTTTTTTAATTACATATTCGTCGCCTTCAACTTCAATAGGGATTCCACCTTTTGCATGTGAAGGGCCAGTCATTTTACCACCTTTATTTTTTTTAGGAAAGCCTGCTTTCATATTTGCATAACTTTCTGGCGATATAGTAGATTTTTTCTTAGACCTACTAATACCTAATTTTTTTCTTTTATTTATATTTTCGTATAAAGACATTATTCTCCTGTAAAGGTTGAACTACTTGCTAATGTCTGAGCTTCAGACTTAGTTAGTACACTAAAGTTTGGATACGCTTTACTAGCGCCTAATGCTACTAATTCTGATAATACACCATCCTTCATTGACCACTCACCTTTAATAATGCAATATGCTCTATCATGTGAATATCGTGGAGCACCTACTTTACCTGCAAAGATTATCTCATGCCATGTAGGAGATGATTTATAAGTTACAGTGCCATCTTCTGCTACTGATTCTACTATTGGATATAGTGCTTTAATTTTAGTCCCAACAGCACTATCGTATGCACTGCTAGGTAAACAAAAATACATTTCATAATGCGCCATTATCTGTGACTCCTTTTACCTGCTTTATAATTTCTTGTTACCTCATCTGCTGACAATGCTTTATCTCTGTAAATTAATGCATCATCAATAACATAATTACCTACATATTCATCTTTAATAGCTGGAATACTAGAATTTTCTAAATTTGCTCCTATAGATACAGCACTATCTCCTGCAGCATGAAGACTCCAAGCATCTGTATAATGGTTAACCCCACCAGCTATTAATTTAGCATTAGCATACAAATGCATATTAGTATCGCTTGCAAGAGTTTCAAATGTTGCTGTTAAATGAATCCATTTATCGACTACAAACTCTTCACTAGCATCATATCCTACTCCACCTACATCTGTATCTAAATCATGTGAAACATATTTAAATGTAGAAGAGTTATTTGAATAAAATCTAAATTGAAGAACATTACTAGCATCCATCCAAAACATAAAAGATGCATCTTCATTTGTTATTCTAGAATCAAAAATATGAGCTTTGTCTGTATGTTGAGGAAGTCTAAGAAATTTAACCCATGCACTAACAGAAGCTTTCGTAACTACACTACCTGTATATAAAGGATTTGTCCTAACCATTACAAATGGAGAACTTTCTGGGTCGCTATTAACTCTAGCTAAATTCAAACTATTAGTATCCTTCTGCCTATTCATTATAAAACCTTGATTATCTCTAGAAGCATCTACACCTGCTGGGAGTAATAGGGTTTCAGTTACACTTGCATCGACAGAACCATCGTTTCCATAATTACCTAAATCTGTCCATGTAGCTAAACCATTATTTTGCCAATATCCCTTTAAGTTAGTTAAAGACCAAGCAGAATGGTCTTTAGCATATAATGCTTTCCCATCATTATATAGTTCATTTACCTCTGCTTGTGTAAATAAATCATTCCACATCGATACTTCTGTAATACATCCATTAAAAGTTCTAGTACCAGCATTAGTATTACCTATTGTAAGATTGTCAGTAGCCTCACTCGTTAAATCACCACTAGCTGTGCCATCTACATTTGAAGCAGTAACAAGCTCTCCATTTAAATACATCGCAGGAGTGTTTGTTACACTATCACTATTCCAAGCTACTGCCACATGATACCATTTCCCAAACTCTATAACTGTGGAAGAACTTCTCCAATTAACATTAGTTCCAGTGCAATTATGTTTAAATGTCAATGTACAAGTAGAACCTGATACATTACTTAGCATAATATACCAATCTACTTTATCTATAACTCTACCATATGTTCCATTACCTTCATCGTGAGCATAAAACCATGCACTTGCTGTACCTCCTCCAGCCCATATAGTATCAATACTACTGTCACTACCACAACTTATTTTTTCAGCATCATTTTCTCCAAACCAAGCTAACTGATTATAAGATTGCAGGGCTGTTTGAGGTATATCTAGTTGTTGGTCTGCATTTGTCCAGCCTGATGCTACACCTACTTCTTTAACAGATATATTGTCAACATATATTGTATCAGTAGTACTTGCCCCATTATTAGGTATAATAACTAAGTAACTAGTTGCACTAGTAGCTGTAAATGTTCCAGTAATATTAACCCAAACATCATAAGTAGTTGAATCTTGGTTAGCAATTAAATCTGTTGCATCTGTTGCTGTACCTACTCTCCAAGTCCAATTTCTAGAACTTTGGTTTTTTTTCATTACCCATCCATCTACATAATAAGTTCTTCCAGCTACTGTAGTAAAAGATTTATATCCATTATCGTAATGTGTTCCCGATGCTACTATCTTTAATGCACCATCAGATGCTTCATGAGTATTTAATTCTTTTAAAGACATTGTATCAAAATAGAAAGCAGTTCCAGCACCTGACCCCACTGCATGCCATACATATATTCTCATTGTTGTATGTGTAGCTTTGAATCTAATAGTTTCTGTTGTCCATGAACCTGTAGTTATACTGCTTACAGTAGTAGGACCTATTATATAAGAATTGCTATTTGTATCCTTAACACCATATTGAGGTTTTACACCTGTACTATCAATATCTTTATGTTTAAATGTCCATTGATATGATTGTCCTATCACGCAAGTTACATCTTCAAATGCAAAGGGATTAGCTCCACTATTTTCTAGAATTTTTAATGCTTCTCCACTATCTCCTGCATTTCCAGTAGTGATACTTAAATTAGCATTACTTCCAGGTGTCCATCCTGTTGTATCGGAATCAAAAGTATTATTACTTATTAATTCAGACCCATATAAATCTGCAGGGTTAGATAAGGTTGCATCTTGATTTGACCAACTCTCTATTCCTGATTCAAATGTGCATTTATCTCCAGTCCCTATTAAATTATCACCATAAAACTCAGTAGTTGCATGATGTTTGTCGTTTACAGGTTTGATAGATAAGCTATTTATAGTAAAATCAGTTGGATTTGCATTTCTTCTAAAAACATAAAGATAAGAATCATTTGCTTTAAAATAAAAAGTATATATACCTGTTGTTTCTATTAATTGATGTTGAGCACTATTATCTTGTATTTTTATCCCAACACCTGAATGTATAGTAGTATCTATAACACATTTATATGTTACTCCTGCAGTTAATAAATCTGCATCTCTTATCCCAACACTTGCCCCATCTGTTGTTGTAATTCTTGCACTTGTTGCAGTAGGATATGTAACAGTATTGTTT